CGAGATCGGCCAGATCCTCGAACGACGCAACGAACGACTCAGCGAATGGATGCGCTGGCAGGCGTTCTCAGGACAGCTCACCATCGAGTATCAGCAGCGTGACACGGCTCTTGTCATCACGTACCCGCTTGCTGCCGGCGCCAAGCCGACAACAGCGGTGTCGTGGACGGATACCGCGAACGCTGACCCGATCAACGATCTCAAGGTGTGGCTCAAGACGGTTTCGGACAACTCGGGCTCGCCGGGTCGCAAGATCCACCTCAGCGACGCCGACGCCGAGCTGATCGTCTCCAACGCCAAGCTGCGCACGTACTTCAACGTGCCGGCAGGGCAGCCGTTCATGCCCAACCTCGATGACGTGCTACGTCTCCTTCCGCCCGGTACGCAGTTCGTGCCGGTCAACGAGGCGTACCGCGCTGAGGGACAGGGCGCTGCCAAGACGGAGGCCGCGCACACGCGCTTCCTCCCGATCGGCAACATCCTCATCACGACCGACTACAGCATCGAAGGCGCTCCGATCGCTGAGATGCTCAACGGTCCGGTGGAGATCAAGACCGGCCCCGACGCGACATCATTCCTGCCGGGTCCGCAGTCCGAAGTCATCCTCAAGGGCGAGGGTGTCTACACCCGACTGCTTCGTCAAGCATCGCGACGCATCCCGCGTCTGCGGCGCCCCGAGGCATTCCTCTACGGCGACGTGCGCATCCCCTAGAAAGGAGGTGACAACATGGGTTACAAGGTTCTTGTGGATGAGCTGACCGTGCATCAGACGGTCGGCGCTCTGCCCCAGCCTGACGGCTCCACCGTGTACCAGAACGGGCTCGGTGAGACGTACCTTCGTGATGAGGTCATCGATGATGACTTGGTGGCGGAGGACTGGAAGGCAGCGCTCGAATCGGGCGAGGGCAAGCTGCACGACTCGCTCTCCAAGGTGCTCGAACAGACCGGTGACGAGCCCGAGCTGAGTGCTCGGCGTCTCGGCGTCCCGTTCGAGGGCTACGACGACATGGAGGAAGAGGACATCCTCTCCGCCATGAAGGTGCTTCCCTCCGCCGCGATCGTGCGGATCAAGGAGTTCGAGGCCAGCAGGGACGAGCCGCGCGAGAACATCGCCGGCTACAACATCGGGTTCGGGGAGTCTCCCTTGGATCGTCAAGAGGATCGGGTCGGCGGCGACCTGCAAGAGGGCGACGAAGACAAGGCTGTTGCCCGTCTCACCACTCGCGACGTTCCCGAAGAGGGTCCGGTCGTGCCCGGTGAGGGCATCACGGGCACCGGCGATCCCGATGTCGGCTACGGCTCCAAGAAGGACGAGGAGTCGGGCGAGGGCATCAAGGGCACTGCCAAGGCGCGGCGGCGTGGCCGGCGTGACCGTCAGCCCAAGCCTCCCGAGGGCGCGGGTCCGGGCGAGTCCTCAATCCAGCGCGCGAACGACTAGCGACAGTCGAGAGCCGAAATGCCAATCGCAGACTCCCCCATCGCGCTCCACGCTCGGGATGAACTTCCTGAGACGTGGGACGGCCTGATGGAGGCGAACACGTTTGGCGAGCCGGCTCTCGAACGTCGCCTAGATATTGTCATGTATAGGGTCTTCGGAGCGGTGCTGGACCAAGACGAGCAGGAAGCTCTGAATCCGCTCCTTGCCGCCTATGTTGGCAAGCTCTTCGCGCTCGATCTCATTATCCCCGGCATCGACTTCTGGTCGAAGCAGGCCATCAGTCACTCGGCCGGGGAGCGTGAGAGCAAGACGTACAAGGATCGCGCAGAAGATCTCAAGGAACTCCGCAAGCTGATCTTCGCGGATTCGGTAGCAATGCTGCCTGATGTCGAGGCAGAGCTACCACAGGTTCCCAGGCGGCTCGGCAACTACTCGCGTGTTCAGGAAGCAGGATTGCTGACAGCTCACGTAACATCCGATCCGCTGACTTTCCCGCCGATATACGGTCCGCCTGAGGAGACGACTACAGGATGAGTCCTTTCCTCGTAGAGGCCGGCATCGGCACAGAGGCGATTCTCGACGTGATCGAAGCTGTCATCATCGGTGACATCAACGATTGCCTCGAAGTGGTCTACGAGCGTCGGACTGGGCCGGACCAGGCTCGGGCTGAGCTTCGCGGCGAGCCGTACGTGCCGCTTGAGTACGAGGAGGTTCCGCCTTCCCACGTTTGGATCGGTAATTTCCCGTCGCTCGTGTTGGAGGAGGTTGGTCCCGAGTCCTATCCGTACGTTGCGGTGACGACAGAGGACTATGCCCCCGACGCTGAGGACATCCGTCTCGACCACACGTCCAGCTATCGCATCGGCTTTACAGTCCACTGTCTTGCCAAGGCGATTCCGGAAGCTGATTACAACAGCGGTATTGACAACGACCCACATCCCGTCGATCCCGCCTCGGATCACGTCTTCCGGCGTGCTGTACGGATGAGCGAGGCCGTCTATCTCGCATTCGCTAGTGATGAACGAACAGCTCGTCTGATCTCGGGATTCTCAAACCCGGTGCGAGGTCAACAGTCCTTGCCGTGGACATACCAGCACAAGGGCCGAGGGCCTAACTTCTGGTTCCAGGCTGTCGGTACGTCATACGCGATCAAGAGCTACACCAGCCAGTACGGTTAGGAGGCGTAATAATGACGACAGGAACCAGAAGCCATGTCAACAATCAAGCATCCGGAGAGGAGGTGAAGTAGATGGGTTCGTTCTTCCGTGGTCGTCACCCGATCACTTACGAGCGTTCATTCGTTCAGGGCGCCGGTCGCGTTCTGTACGCGCCGGGAGATACGGCGTGGCCCGATGATCTCAGCGGGATCATCAACTTGGCAGCAGGTGCGACACAGTACGATCTGGTGACCCCCTGGGTCGAGATCGGCTTCACGAAGACCGGCATCAACATCACCCGCAACAACGCGGAGGAGGACTTCGATGTCGATCAGGTGACGGGTTCCATCCGTCGCCGGCCGACGAACTGGGAGATGAGCGTCGGCACGCAGCTTGCTGAGGCAACATTGGAGACATTCCAACTCGCCTGGGAGCTGGGTCCGATCGCCCCTATCACGCCTGGTCCGCCGCAGCTCGCGGAGCGTCACGTCGGCATGGGCGCTCCAACGTCGTACGTCGGGCGCCTGATCGCAGTGCTGTTCCAGTTCCCGCCCGAGCCTTCGGGTGCAGCGCCGGCAACAGCATCGCTCATCCGCGCGTGGGTCTTCCGTCGCTGCTACAAGGCAGCGCAGGAGTCGGGGCTCACGTTGCAGAAGACCGGCGAGCAGGTTTCCCTGCCGGTGCGCTGGAACGCGCAGGCCGATTCGTCGGCCCCCGTGGACAGCCAGTTCGGAGAGATCTTCGAGCAGGTTCCGGACACGGTTACCCCGTAGTCAACACAGCTCACGGCTTTGACCAAAGGGCAGAGCCGCTAGCACACAATCAGCAAAGGCGATTACGTGCAGCAGACCACAGACATGAAGCGGGGCGGAGGTTCAAGCGAGCCTTCGCCCTGTCGTGTTTATTGACATGGCTGACAAGTTCATCGATATCGAGGTCGAGGGCGAGGACAAGATCTTCGCCGCGCTCGTCCGTGCCGAGGAACGTCAGCATGGAGTCGCTCGCGAGTTCGTCAATGACATGACACGCTTCACAACGGCGGAGCTGGCAGCCCGAGTCCCTCTCTATAGTGGTTACACCTTCCGTCACATCGGCCGGGAACCTGCAACATGGGTTCCAGGTGGCGCGGGCGGAGGAGGAGAATGGGTGGGGGTCGCTGGTATCAAGCGTGGTAACAGCTCGCACCCGCTCTATGCCGAGTCTGGTACTGGCGTCTACGCCGGCCGTGGTCTGATCCGGGCTCGCTACGATCGAGGCCGTGCGACAGTAGTCGCGACAGGACTCTCACGTCTGTCCAGGCGCCGAGGTGGCGTCCTCACTTTCCAGAAGGAAGGGGAGCCACGCAGGTTCCGCTACTGGGTCAGAGGCCAAGAGGGACAGCGCTACTTCTACCACACCTGGCATGCGCTCGAAATTTATGCCGGGTCAAGATTCTTTGCAATAGGTCATCCCCACGCATAGTCACTCAAAGGAGGACTAATGACAGAGACACCCACACCCGAGAAGGTCAAGGCGGAGCCACGGAAGCGGGCTCCCAAGCCTGAGGACGAAGCTCAGCACGATGTCACTACCAATGGCGCTTCTGCTGAGGAGCAGATCGCTGAGGCTGACGAGGCGTTGGAGATCCTCGAACCGAAGGCCGACGCGAAGCGCTGGATCATCGGCAAGCCGCCCGAGGAGGGTGGCAAGGAGACGCAGTACTCCGTCTACGTGCAGCAGCCGCTTGGCTTCATGGCCCGCAACAGGCTTTTCGCTCTGATCGGGCGCACGATGTCGTCAGCAATCAAGACGACGGGCGGCTCGGTCGGTGGCATGGAGGACATCTTCGGCCAGGGCGGCGGCACGATCGTGGAGCGCAGCCGGCGTCTCTCACAGCGCGACTTCGTGGATGCCTCGCAGTTCTTCGCGCTGGCGTTGGAGCTGGTTGGGTACGCACCCGACTTCCTCTCCGACTCCTATGCCATCATGCTTGACGTTCCCTACGGCGAGCGCAGTTGGTTCAAGGACGTGATCGAGCAGCCGGCTCGTCCTGCCGACGACAAGTGGGGACTATCGGAGGACGATGGCCTCGAAATGATCGAGATCTTCATCGATCAGAACTACGAGGACATCCGGCGTTTTTTCACCGAGAAGCTTCCGCGAATCACGCAGAGGGCGAGTCAGCGGGAGCAGGACCATCAGAAGAAGACGCTCCCCGAGTCCGACTCGGAGTC